AGAGCATCATTTTCAGCTTTCGCATCAGCTAACTCCTTCGTGTATTTTGCATCGAGCGCAGCAACATCACGCTGACGCATCTGCATGTCAGTAATTGCCGCGTTCGCCAGCTTCAGTTCTCTGACATTTTTGTCGCGCTGGGCTTTGTAGGTAATGGCGTTATCACGGTAATGATTCAGCCCCAGACTAAGCACACCACAGGCTACCAGCAGGACAATAATCACCACACACAGAACACGGTTCATATCACCACCAACGGATTGTCCAGACCAGAACAGCAATGGCCACAATACGAATGGCAAATGCCATTGCCCGAATAAGTTCAGCACTCATCTTTTTAAAGTTCACGATTTCAGCGCAATGACCAGTTTTGCCAGCCCATACAGCATCGGAGACACAGCAATACCAACAGCCACCCACTTAATAGCAAAAGCCAGCGCTCTGCTGATGTCATCAGTCACTGTCACCCCAGCAGCCCCGACGAAGACAACATCACCCAGGCGAGGGACAGAAAAAGAGCAACCAGCATTAGTGAAAATGAAATACCGACAATCACACACAGGACCTTTGCCGGCGTTATGAGTTTGTCTGACATAGCTACCCCTTAATTGCCACAATTAACTGGGATACTACCCATAAAAAAGGGATGCTCCAGACCAGCAAAAATTTCCAGTTTGGTAATTGACTAATCATGAGTCGCAACTCCCTAATCAGTTTGCTAAAATCAATCAAGGCAGCCTCCCATAGCTTACTGCCATAAAAACAAAACCCCGCTTGCTGCCAACAAACGGGGTTTTTACTTTTATTCACTTACATTTTGCCAGTTCGCAGGATTTCGTGTTATCCGTCCGCCTTGGCCAACGTCATTTATTAGCAAAATATTCTGCTTATCTGTCGATTCCCCAGCACGCCAGCGCGCTCTCCTGGTCACGACGGGATACCTGACCGTAACAGTTATTTGAGCGAATACGGCAGTCCCTGCCACCGTCCTTAATCCACCAGCGAATCGCCTCACATGCTCCCCTGCGATCACCAGCATTAATTCGTCTGTAAAACGTCGACGGGAAACACTTACCGGGACCAATGTTGTACGGACAGAATGACGCGATCCCCGCTTTCTGGGGTTCGCTCAATGGCACTTTGATGTTTTTCTCCACCCATGCCAGCGCCTTATCACGCTCAATGGCGTTGACCTGGTCGCATTTTTCCTTCGACAACTTCATGCCCGGGAGGACAGGCTTACCATCCACCCGGGTGGCTCCACGGCAGATGGTCCAGATACCCGCACCATCACGGTATGCCGTGGTGTGGTTACCTTCCTTTTCATCCAGAAACTGGTCGAGAATGTCAGGCGCAGGCGCACCTGCGGCAATCAGCGCCAGAACGGCAGCCGACAGGCCGTATCTGATTTTTGCGTTCATGGATATTTATCAGGGTTTATCGATTTCAAATCCCTGGATATGTTAAGTCTTCAGGCCAGCGGTGGAGTCTTCAGAGAACCAGTAATTATTCCCGGTAGTTTTCCTCTGTAGGTTATCAACACATCCTGCGCCTCTAAAATTACGGGGCGCTTTTCCGGCAACGGACCATCCCCTTCACATAACCCGGCAGCAACATCCATGAAAAACTGCTTCGCCTGCTTTTTCGCCTCAGCTTCGTAAAACTCCAGCGTGGCACCTTCAGTACGGTCAAGACTAATCGCCACATCTGGCAACAACAGTGACGGATACCCACCAATTTCCAGTGCCACAGTAACAGTAATCTTATCCGGGTAATTATTTATCCCTTTAACAACCAGTTCGTATTTTTTCTTCATCGCTTTACTCTCCCCGCGCCGCCTTACGACGGTCCTCTCTGATTTTGAAATACAGGTTAGTCAGATACGTCAGCAGGCCAAACAGCAGACTCCCCAGCACACCGATTGCCACCCACTGGGACGGAGAGACTTTGTCCAGCAGCTGCAGTAACCAGTAGCCCGTTCCCACCGCTGACGTGGTGTATGACACACCTGTTGTGATTTTTTCCATCTGGTACATACCCCGTCTCCCGTTATCCGGAAGCTGACAACAATAAAAAAAGCCACCAGTTAAGTACTGATGGCTCTGATAACTCATGCAGGCATCTCAGACGACCCACTGACACTACCGGTGAGTTTAACGATACCTTCCATTTGACTGGCTCACTTTTTATGATGATGCCGGTGCATTTATCTCCAGCACCAGACTTTCTATCTCAACGCCATACGTTGCATTTTTGGTAATATCCGTCAGCGTCAGTACATTTAGTCCCACTGCCAGACTGTCTTTTATGGCCTGGAATGCCGGGCCAGTACGATGACGTAGTATCACTCGGGCTCAGTTGCACCACTGACCACCACATCACCTTCTGCTGCAATCGCCTGCATCAGGGTATAAGGGGTTATGGCCACCGGACTACCAAACGGCTGCCAGCCCTCTTTCAGTTTATGTGTCAGCTTTTCCGCAAGATCTGACGGCGGCGCCGCCCTGACAACATCATAGTGTTTAAATGCCATGGTTCTTTCCACCATCTGAAAAATAATTCTTTAAAATACCAGACATGTAACACAGAAAAAACACAAAACCATACCTTAAATAGAAACCTGATCATCAAGCAGATATGCATGGATAAACTACAAGACGAGATATAAACCACCCTGCATTTAAATAAACAATAAACAACATCAGAAAAATAATTCTGCTCTATGGTTTATATTCAAAAATATCATTTATACTTTTCAGAACATCACCAGCAAGGCATAAACAAGGAAGCTAAATGAAGTGGATTGTGATTGATACAGTTATCCAGCCATCATGCGGAATATCTTTTTCAGTCATATGGAGTAAAATAAAATTAATAATCTGGTATCAATCGGATGCTTTCTTACCTCCTGAAAGTATATTTACACTGACTCACACAGGTATCATGCTCAATAACAAAGTGCTACCTGTAACCATTTACAACGTAGTACCATTCAATAAAACATTCTGGAATTTAATCAAAAACAGCCAGGAATGTCCTACAAATACAGATAACGTATTGAATGAATGCTTTAATAACCGTTGCACTCTGCAAATATGTCCTTATGGACTAAAACAACAAAGTCCATAAGGAGTTTACTCACATCTGACAAAATCAATATAAACAGCCCCTCCGGAGAGGGGCTGGAGAGTGGCGCTATGTGCCATTGCATGGTGCCGGGTGCCTCCCGGTGAATTCAGTACCAGCACCTGAATCCGCGATTATCCCATATACCTACTCGCTGATTGCCCCTCCGCACAGGGGGATTCACCATGCCAGTTTCTTTTAACAAACTCCCCGCAAACCAGACAACAGTCAACCGCCTGAATTGTGAAGTATTTAAAAATTTCTCCCGCTAACTGATACCCGGCTAACAGTCTGGCGTTTTCTTTTTCAGCAACGGGAAAGCAACAACCACCACACCCGCCACCAGCACACCGTCAGCCAGCACTGACATTATCCGGCTGCTGCAATGCCACTCACAAAAACAGTAAGCAATCACTTTTTACCGTAACAAGTGATAATCCAGATATGTATCTACCCCAGATGAGTAATCCGAAGTTCATCCATACCACAGGTCCTGGCTATTCTGTTGTACTCCTGAACAAGAGCAAATAATTCTGAATTAGCAACCATGAACTCATCGCAAACCCTCTGTATAGCATCACTATTCAGAATAATAACGTCTCTTCCCGAAAGACGATCAGGAGTACAGAACAAAACTGTCAAACGGCTGAAGGCCTTTGCTCGTCCTGCATTGACTATATCAATACGCTGCCTAAGGATGAAACACCCCGACGCCTCATCAATATTCACTCTACCCACACCATATGAATGATAAATATTTAATGCTGAAAAAACCATTAGACCGTATAACAAACACTCAATCAATACTTAACAGAACTTTTATTTTTGACAAACATAAAATATTTTCAACAATATCCTGAGCCAGGTATATTTCAGTATAAGGCTCTGCCGGAAGGAATCTGGAAGAATGAATATAGCGCGCTGTACTGGATTCGAACCAGTGACCGATTGCTTAGAAGGCAATTGCTCTGTCCGGCTGAGCTAACAACGCTGAATACCGATAATGGACCGCCATCGGGGACCCGCCCCCGCACCAACAACCCTGTTATCGTGTCGTCTGCTCTTCCTGATAAGCTAATGACGGTTTGTGATGGTGGCCCTTGCTGGATTTGAACCAGCGACCTGGCGATTATGAGTCGCTCGCTCTCACCACTGAGCTAAAGGGCCGGGAGCAGAATAATAATGGTGCGTAATTAATTCTGCAATCTCATCCGTTTCAAACGATTAAATCCTGAACTTCCCTGACTGTCTGCTCAAAACGTCCGGTCTCCAGTTCAACGCCAATCGCACGACGCCCGAGCGCCAGTGCAGCTTTTACCGTTGAACCTGAGCCCATAAAAAAATCTGCAACCAGGTCACCCGGACGACTGCTTGCGCTGATTATCTGCTGCAGCATTTCTGCCGGTTTTTCGCACGGATGTTTCCCGGGATAGAACTGCACCGGTTTATGCGTCCACACATCGGTATACGGCACCTGCACCGTCACGCCAAAATACCGCCGCAGATGTTTATATTCACTCAGCAGCTCCGCATACTGCCGGTTCAGTGAGGTATACGTATCCACCAGCTGGTGGTGGAGCTTTTCCAGTTCACCACGCCGATGCTTCTCTTCTGCCACCCGGGCAAACAGCGCCTGTAATTTCAGATAATCGCTTTCATTCGGTAGCTGCCACTGACTGGCACTGAACCAGTGCGACACCATGTTTTTCTTTCCTGTGGCATCTGCAATCTGTTTTGCCGTTATCCCCAGGGCCGCGCGCGCATCACGAAAGTAAGAAATCAGCGGGGCCATCACATGCTGTTTCAGTGCACTGCCCTTCGCCGCATACCCGGCATCTTTCGGACGATACGGCCCCTGATAATGTTCCGCGAACAGAATGCGCTCTGTGGCGGGGAAATACGCCCGCAGGCTTTCCTTGTTGCATCCGTTCCAGCGTCCGGACGGCTTCGCCCAGATAATATGGTTCAGCACACTGAAGCGTTCACGCATCATGATTTCGATATCAGATGCCAGGCGATGACCACAGAACAGGTAAAGACTTCCGGCAGGTTTCAGCACCCGCCAGAACTGCGCCAGACACTGGTCCAGCCACTTCAGGTAATCATCGTCGCCCTTCCACTGGTTATCCCAGCCCTCAGGCTTCACTTTAAAGTACGGCGGGTCCGTGACTATCAGGTCAACAGAATTTTCGGGTAACGACCGGATAAATTCCAGGCAGTCGGCGTTGATTAACTCACAACTGGATATTTTTACAGTATTAAGCATGGATCATTAAGCCTGTCTCTGATAGGCTCATTCTGCTTTTGCGCAAAGCAGTGGGCCTGAGGTTTGCTTGTGATCCGGACGCATGAGCAGATGGCTGGTGGGTGCCCCTAACACCCACCAGCCGCCCATTTACCACAAATAAAAAAGCCTTCACTGCGGAAGGCGTCTGTAACAACCGAACTGATAGTCTGCCAGACCCGCCATAACCAGCTGAGTCAGTATTAACTGGCAGCGTTCGCGTGAAAGGTAAGTATTCTGCGCTATCTCCCCGACTGTCGCCGGGTCGGTAACGCTTAATTCATTAAACACCACTCTGGCGGTTTCTGTCATATCCTGCTGTTTTAGCATGTCTTTTCCTTTTCCGGTTAACGTGACACACCAATAACTCTTGTCGAAAAAGCCAGCAAGCTGAAAGACAGGTATTCACCGCCACCAGCGCGTTTACTGTACTGACGCGATTTCAGTCATAAAAAACCCGCCAGGCGGCGGGGTGTAAAAAATCTTCTAACGTCAGGCATAAAACGCCCATCGTTAGAGCAAATTTACCACAGATTCGGGAAAAATCAACAACACTATCGCGTTACCCTCTTTAACTGCCGCTCCGCCCATGCCTCTTCAATGTCAAACCGAACCACCAACGTATCGTAAAAGCGTTTCACTGATTTTTTCCACGTATCAAGCGTGATAGCACTCGTCACTTTGCGTATGGCATTAAATGCCTCCGTTGATGGTAGTCTTTCACAGCCACGACCATCACAACGCTGGCAGTCTCTGATAACAGGCATACCACGTTTTACCGACTCTTCACGATGAATGGCGACACCACGCCCACGGCAATCCTTACAGGCGGTGGAAACCTCACCCTTTCCGCCACACTCCGGACAGGCAACTTTTACCACCTCCCTGACTTTTTTCCATTCTTCCCAGTAAGACGGATACACACCTTTCGTACACTTTGCCCATACCGGCGGCTTACCATCCGGATACTGGACCTTGTTTGTAAAAACTATGCTTTCAATAAATTTTTCCCCACGGCAACAAGGACACTGCTTTTTACTCGCTGCACTGCGGGCATAATCTTCAAACGCATACGTAGCCATAATGCGCATCACTACCGGTTTTATTTCTGCCGGAAGTTTTCTCAACGCCGCCACACGATCGCACCGACTGAGTGCATAATCTGCCAGTAATTCTGTTGCCCGCGCCCTGTCATTCATACTGATGCCCATTTTCCCCAGGAACGCAGAAAACCCCATCTCAGCCCGATTCTGTGTCATGCCCTGCGCGGCCATCACATCAGTGATACTCAGCGCATCTTTTGACGTTGAGGCCGATGCATCGGTCAGGCAAGGGGATTTTGGGGAGTAGTATTTCGGTAAATCTTCCAGTTTCATTTTTTGACCTGCTCTTCATGCATTATGGGGTAAATCTTCACCCCCAGAGGTCCTCCAGATACTGGCTGACCACGAACGATATTGATTTCATCAAACTGCTCATCGTCCATTAACACTCCCGCATGCGTCAGCGCATCCAGCGGTGCTTTCAGGATATTGTCCAGGTCGCGACGACGCTTATCCGGTGGCTCTGCAATCACCTTTATCGCCAGCCTTCCGGACAGGCTTAATTTCAGCCGCTGCTGGCGAACAATAAGCGCCACTGCCCGGCGATAACGCTCCCCGGCTTTTGATACAAAATATGTGCTGCCACGGCGTCGCCAGTAAGTGTTCACCGTCGGCGGGTAAGGTAAAACCAAATCTATGAGCATCAGTCACCTCTTTTACCCAAGCACGCCAGTTGCAAAGGCGTGATCAAGAAAACGAAAAATTAAATCAACCTGAGAACCATGCTTTTCTTCGAACGCCAGAGGATCCGCATGAAGCTCGTTGTGATGCTCCCGACACAGCGGTAGCGTGAAAATATCGTGAGATTTTGTCCCCATTCCGCCCTGACCATGACCAATCAGGTGATGGGGATCGTCGGCTGGCTTACCACAACACGCACACGGCTGTGTCTTCACCCAGCGTGTGTATTTCTCGTTAACCCAGCGGCGACGTTTAGGTCGTTTCATGAAAGATTCCGGAGACTCAGGATCAACGGCAATGCTGACCACCGTCTCTTCCTGTGGCGGGTTTTGCTGGTGGGCGTGAGGCAGCGGCGCAAGATTTTTTGTGCGCTGCTTCAGTATGCTGGTGGCGGTCTGCTCTCCCGGTACGATGTCGCTTTCACGGTACATTGAGCGGATTTTTTCCGCACGCAACCCCAGCGAACGACGTAATACCGCTTCCGGT